AAGGACAGACAGGGCACCCTGTACTGGTCTTCCACAACCTACCTACTCCAGGCACTGGTGCTACCTTCTCTGTGGCTACGATTAGCGGTGGTGGTGGTACTGGTCCGATAGCGACAGTAACAGTCACTGCTGCTGGCTCTGGCTACAATGTTGGCGATGTCCTTACCATCGCTGGTGGCACCGGCAGTAATGCAAAGTTTACCGTAGCTACCTTAAGTGGTACAGGCGTAGCAACAGTGACTATCACCACTGCTGGTACTGGGTATACAGCAAGTGATGCCTTGACCAGCACAGTGACCACTATTGCTAACCCACACTCACATTCTGGCTCTTTTGGCTTTCAACAGTTAGGCGACATTGGCACATTACCTACAGGGTACTCTACGTCAGACTTTAAGCCAAACTGTGCCTTAGCTGCCTATGGTCGTATCTGGATGGCAGACCTTGTTGGTGATAGGCAGACTGTGTACTTTAGCAGGCTTTTGGACGGTTCTGATTTCCAGGGCGGCGACTCAGGCTCTTTATCGATCAACTCTGTGTTCCCCAACAATGACCAGATTATCGCTCTAGCGGCTCACAACGGCTTCCTAATCATCTTTGGTAGGAACAACATTGCTATCTATAGAAACCCCATAGATGTCACTACATTAGCCTTAGAAGACTTTATCCCAAATGTAGGCTGTATCGCCAGGGACTCTGTGCAGAACACAGGAATAGACATTATCTTCCTGTCTGACTCTGGTGTGCGTAGCCTCCAGCGGGTCATCCAAGAGAAGTCCCTACCTATGCGGGATATGTCTAAGAATGTCCGTGATGACCTAATTGCTGCGGTGGCTTCAGAGACAGCCAGCACCATCAAGTCTGTCTACTATGACCGGGATGCTTTTTACCTGCTTACCCTGCCAGCAACTAAGGTTACTTACTGCTTCGATATGCGGGGTGCTCTACAGGATGGTTCTGCCCGTGTCACTATCTGGGATAGCCTTGATCCAAAGGCCTTGTTTGTTAACCAATCCAAGGAACTGCTGTTAGGAAAACCTGGTTATATCGGTAAGTACTATGGGCACCTAGACAATGCCGCTACCTACCGGCTCCAGTACTACACCAATTACTTTGACTTTGGTAGCCCAACAGCCTTAAAAGTCCTTAAAAAGATAGGATTTGTGGTCATTGGCGGCTCTGGTGACGCTGTAGCCATTAAATGGGGCTTTGATTACAAAGAAAATTACAATAGTGAAACGAAATTGCTTGACACTGGCGTAGTTTACGAGTATAATATAGGGGAATACAACATTGCTGAATTCTCCAATGGTGTCGTCCTAGACCAGTTCCAGATCAATGCAGGCGGTACTGGGGCTGTCCTACAACTAGGCTTAGAAGCAGAATTAAATGGTGATCCTCTTTCTATTCAGAAAATCGATGTCTATGTCGCACAAGGAAAAACAGTATGACAAAAAGATGTGCTGATTGTGGTGAAGTTAAAAACTTCTCTCTTTTCCACAAAAACGCACAACAAAAAGACGGATACAGTTGTTATTGTAAGAAATGCTCTACTGATCGAAATAAAAATAAATACATTAAAGCAAGTCAAGATCATGAATGGAAATTAAAACAAACATTAAGGGCAAGTAAACAACGAGCAGAAAAAAATAACTTAGAACATACTTTAACACTTAATGATTTAAAACAACTTTATCCACAAGATAACAAATGTCCAATTTTAAACATTGATCTTTGTTGGGGTTTTCCTAAAGACAGTAGTCCCAGTTTAGACCGCATAGATTCAAAACAAGGTTATACATACGAAAATTGTCAAATCATTTCTAATAGAGCAAATAGAATAAAATCTGATGCTTCTGTAGATGAATTAGAACTTGTAGTCAAATATTTGAAGGAGATGTAACTTGTCAAATTACACGAAAGCAACTAACTTTGCATCCAAAGACGCTCTTAGCACTGGCAACCCAGCCAAGGTTATCAAAGGCACTGAGATTGATGCGGAATACACAGCCATTGCCTCTGCCATATCATCCAAGGCAGACAGCAACAGCCCTACCTTTACAGGTACGCCGTTAACACCAACAGCCTCGGCAGGCACCAACACTACACAGATTGCTAGTACAGCCTTCGTTACCACGGCGGTAGCAGCAGCATTTCCTAGCGGTGGTATCATTATCTGGTCAGGCTCTGCCGCAGCTATTCCCACTGGCTGGGTACTGTGTAATGGTTCTAATTCAACACCAGACCTAAGAGACAGGTTTGTTGTTGGTGCAGGATCTACCTACTCTGTTGGTGGTACTGGCGGCTCTGCTAATGCAATTGTTGTTAGTCACGACCACGGTGGAACCACTGGAAATAACGGATCACACCAGCACTTCACAGCCTCAGATGTTGTTGGAGGAACTTCGTTTGTTACAAGTACAACATACAACGCAAAACAAGGAGCAGTTGGTGGATATGCATACAGTGACTATGCACTGACACAAACCTCAACTGCACCGACCCTTGGATTGACTTCTAGTGTTAGCGACCACAATCACACAATTAGTTCAGCAGGTTCTTCAGGCACTAACGCTAACCTGCCCCCGTACTATGCTCTTTGCTACATTATGAAGACATGATTACACATCATTTTTCAGATAACTTATACGCTAAGGAGTGCTTGTTTCCTAAGGGTTCTCAGATTGTACAACACAAGCATAAACACGACCATCTCTCTATTCTTGCTAAAGGCAAGGTAAAAGTTGTAGTAGATGATGAAGTTTTTGATATTGAAGCACCACACTGTTTTAATATCAAAGCCGATAAACATCATGGTGTCTTAGCATTAGAGGACTGTGTTTGGTACTGTATCCACGCTACCAACGAAACAGACATTAACAACATTGATGAAGTTTTAATTAAGGAGTAATACCATGCCTTTTGCAGCAATAGCCTCTATAGGCAGTTCTTTAATAGGAGCAAGCGCATCTAGGTCAGCAGCTAAACAACAGGCTGCCGCAACTAGGGACGCAGCGCAGGCTCAATTAGAAGCTGCAAGAATAGCAGCCGAAGAAGCCCGGTTTAGGCCTGTAGGCATCTCTACAAGATTTGGTCAATCACAGTTCCAGTTTGGTCCTGAAGGCCGTCTTAGTGGTGCTAGTTATACTACATCGCCAGAGATACAGGCTCTTCAAAACCGACTCTCTGCTCTATACGGAGACAGTCTAGGGCTTGCAGAACAGGCTGTAGCACCTGCTCAGACATTGTTTGGCCTTGGTCAACAATATCTAGCAACAACACCAGAGCAGGCTCGTAACCAGTATCTACAAGAACAGTATGCAATGCTTGACCCTATTCGTCAGCGTGAAGAGCAACGCTTAGGTGCGTCTGTGTTTGGTCGTGGTCGTGCAGGCCTCAATATTGGTAATCTTGGTCAGCCTGAGTTGGCTGCATTGGCTACTGCAAGACGCACACAAGACCTGCAATTGGCTGCACAGGCAGAACAGGAAGCAAGGAATCGTATTTCTTACGGCACTGGTTTGTTCGGAGAAGCCGCTAAACTAGGAACAACCGCCCTGTCGCCGTTCCAGACACAGTTTGGTATATCCCAGTTGCTTGAGCAGGCTGGTCAGCAGCCTCTGGATATTGGTGCTCAGTTGGGTGGCAGATCAGCCACTGCTGGTGCACAGGCTGGTCAATCTCTATTACAAGGAGGTTTAGCAGCATCACAGACCAGACTTGGTGGTCAGCAACAGCAGATTGCCGCTAATCAGTTAGCGGGTCAAAACCTGATGAACAGCTTCTTTAAGAGCCTAAACTTTGGTGGTACACAGGCACCTGCACCACAATCTACCGCTACTCCATATTATCCAATGGGAGCAGGTAGTGGAAGTGGTTTTGCCTATAACCCTGACATCGATACATCAGGTGGTTATTATGGATCATCTTCAGGCTTTGAAAACATGAGTGGTGGTTACAGCCCTTACTAAAGGAAATAGAAATGGCAGAGCAAACATTATTTGGTTCTTATAACCCCGAACTAATTAAGCAGGCTATCGAGGCTGAGAGGGAAAGTAATCTATTAGCGCAGGCTAAGTTAACCCCTCAGCAGATTACCTTGCTTGGTTCTGCTAGGGCTGGTCAGCAGTTAGGCAGTGCCTTTGGCGGTGTTGTTGGTAGTTTATTTGGAACCACGCCTGTGCAGGACCCAAGACTACAGCAGGCACAGTTGGGACAGCAAGCCTACCAAGAAGCCTTAGATGCCTCAGGTGGCGATGCCTCTTCACCAGATTTCTTTAAGAAGTTATCTTCCTCTGCAGCTAGGTTGGGTGTAACTACATTGGCTCAACAGGCGGCTGTGCAAGCTGCTAAGTTAGAGGCTGAGCAGATGCAGGGCTTCCAGAGAAAGGCTGCTGGTATAGCGTCCTTGGCTCAAGCAACTAGAGAGAAAACAGAAGCGCCTCTAACCATTGCTGATCGTACTCGTCTAAATGAGTTAATTCGAGACTTTGGTACTGATGAGGGTGCTAGACGGTTTAGAGCAGAGCGTGATGAAGCAGAGCGTAAAAAAGCCGCTGCCGGTGCTCCTCCTCAGACACCCACAGAGAAAGCAACATTGCCAGGAAAAGCCACACAACTTGGTAAAGTTGAGGAAGCTGCTCTTCAGGGCGCTAAAACAATTGAAACAGCCAATTCTATTGACCGTGTTTTAGATACAGCATTTACTGGCTTTGGATCAGATGCTAAGTTGCGTGTTGGTCAGATTGCAGAAGCCTTTGGAGCCACTGTTACTGGGACATCCGACACAGAGCAATTAAAACAGTTGCTTGCTCAGTTAGCGCAAGGACAGGCTCGTAGTCTTCCAGGTGCGTTATCTGAGAAGGAATTGGCATTCTTGCGTGAGGCTATCGGAACTGGTAACTTTACTGTTAATACTTTACGGACTGTTACTAAGCGTCTTCGTACAGATGCTTTAGCCGCTGATATTGAGAATCAGGGCGCTCAAGAGTATGTTGCTAGTGGTGGTGATTTAAATAAGTTTAACTTTGTTGAAAACCGTAAAAAGGCAATAGACCAGGCTAAAAGGCAAATTAGTGAGCGTGAAGCCAAACAAAGACGGATAGATGAGTTGCGGAAAAAACAAGGAGGCCAGTAATGGCGTTAACACCCCAAGAGCAAGAAGAACTGACAAGGCTTGAAACAGAACTTGCTGATTCTGTTATGGTCAGAGGTACTAGGCCAAAAACACTCACACAAGAGTTAAAGCAAGCGGCTGTAGAAAGCCTTCCATCATTAGGTGGGATGATAGGCGGTGTTGCTGGTGGTTTACTAACAAGAAGTGTACCTGGTGCTGAACTCGGCTCTGCTGCGGGGTCTGCTGCTATTCGTAGCATGATTGGTGCTGGTTTAGGCGGCGCTACCGGCGAAGCTGCAAAGATGGGTATTCAAGGTGTTAGCCCATCTGTTCGGTCAACATTAGGAATTATCCGTGGTGGTGTTGAGCAGGCTGCTTATGACGGCATAGGTAATCTTGTGTTTAGTGCCGGTGGTAGGGCCTTTCAGATCACAAAAGATGCCTTGTCTAAAAGGTTTGCTGGAACACCCCCAGAAGACGCTATTGTAGCTGCTCAGAAGTTATTACAAGAGGGCGGTGGAACACTAACACCATTCCAAGCAACTAAAGATTCTTGGTCTGGTTTTAAAGAGTCGCTAGCTAGGGGTTCCTTTACTGGTAAGCCTGTGTTTGAAAAGGCTGCTGAGAAGAATGTTGAGGCTATTGCAAGTGCTAAAAATAAAGCCCTTGATGAGACATCTACCAGAATTTATGACAGTCTACAGACTGGTAAAGAGTTTGCAACGGCAATCCAAGAAGGTGACGATGCTCTAAAAAGCCTGACTAGGCCTTTCTATGAGGCTTTAGACAAGGCACCAAAGATTGCACAGCAGCCTGTATCTCTTTCTAGCATCAAAGGAGATGCCACAAAAGTTCTACAATCTGCTGATGCTCTTGGTGGCCTAACTCTAGGTTCTAAAGAGCGTGGATACATCGAAGCAATAAATGCGTTGCCTGATAACATTGGATTTGCTCAGGCACACGATATAGCATCTTCACTAAAGACAACTCTTCGTGATCTGAAAAGGTCCTCAGAGCCAGATTCTAAGACTGTCTTTCGTCTAAGCAAACTAGTAAGCGACCTAGAGAAACAAATGGATATTGCCGGTTCTAAGTTTTCTGGTACTGCAATTCCGTTTGAGGGAAGACTTGCAGAAGAGCAGTCTAGCAATCTAGCACAGCAATACAAGTTCTATTCTAAGTTCTATAGGGACAGTATTCAGGATTTGTATTCAGATACGGCATCAAAGTTACTCAATAAAGACCCAGAGTTTGTTGGCAAATCTATCTTCCAAAACGGTAACGTAACTGCTTGGGAAGAGGCAAAACAGGCTTTAGGAAGAGCAAAGCAGTTAAATCCTAAACTTAATGTACAGCAGACACTAGAGTCGGTACAGCGTGGGTATCTTGAGAATCTTCTTAAGTCTGAAGGTTCTTTTGCTAAACTAGGCGATAAGATTAAGAACGATGAGACAGTTCGCCGTACATTTGAGGCAGTGCTACCGAAGGCAACGCAGGGGCGTGTTAAAACACTTCTAGAGGCTGCTAAGTTGTCAGAAGGACAGCCTAGTGCTACTGCTCCTTTGTTCTTTGCTGCACAACAGGCACAGACCATTGGCGCTGTTGGGTCATTAGGTGCCTTGCTTTTAAGCGATGAAGTTAAAGGGCTTGCCGCTGATAACCCGATCAAGACTGCTTTAGTTGGCGGTACCATCCTTCTTGGTCCTCGGTTTTGGGCCAAAGCGGCAACATCGCCTGAGGCAACTAATGCCGCCTTAGGTATTATTAAATCCCAACAGTCTGGTATTCCTCTAAGTGGAAATCTATTCTTAAAGGCTACACAGGCTTTTGAACGTGCCGGTATCGTAGCTGACGACCTTATTGCCAAGTCAGAACAGAAGGCACAGCCAGTTGGCTTAACAGATGCAGAGAAAGAAGAGTTACAGCGGTTAGAAGCAGAAGTAGGCCAGTAACATGAGCGAACCAGTCACTCAAGTTGCCAAGGCTGCTGTCGCTGGCATCAAAGAGGCATTGGCGGTAGGCAAGGAACTGGAGTCAGTCACCAAGGACATCCAAGACCTTGGTAAGGCTGATGTTCAAGCCAGAGCCGCCTTCCGCAAGAAGCAGCTAAACAGGCCCAAAGATACCTCTGTGTTCTCTGCCGTTGAGGAATGGCGTGGATTATACGAAATTAAGCAGATAGAAGAAGAACTAAAAAGAGACATCATCGAGAAGCACGGTCCTGCTGCCTGGACTGAGGTAGAAGCCATTAAACAGCGTATCTTGGCAGACAATAAGAATCTAACTGATGAGTTTGGCAGGGATCTAAAGAAACTTAATGAACTCAAGATTTACTGCTTTTTGGCATCGCTATTCATAGTCACCACTTACTACATCTTCAAAGGACACCTGTAATGCTATCGCTTATATCCTCCGCTATCGGCTTCTTTGCCTCTGGATTGCCACAGGTACTGAACTTCTTCCAAGACAGGGCTGACAAGGCTCAGGAACTTAAACTAGCCCAGATGCAGACTGAGCGTGAACTAGCACTGGCAGAGAGGGGCTTTATAGCCCAACAGAGGGTCGAAGAGATCAGGACAGACCAGATTGCCCTCCAGACCGATGCAGACCGCCAGGGAGCCGCTTTAGAGCACGACAAGGCTATTATGAATAACGCCTCTAAGTGGGTTGTCAATCTGAATGGCATCGTAAGGCCTGCTGTGACCTTTATCTTTGTGCTAGAACTGGTTTTAATCAATATTGGTCTAACCTACTTCCTGCTACAGGGCGGGTTAGGCAGTATGAACGTAGAGCAGTTTATCGCAGCTACGGATGTTATC